GCTAATATTGCTTGATTCACTTCTACAAGAGGTAATATTTAAAATGGCAGGACGGTTAGCTATTGGCTTGTCTAGAGTTGCTGCAGTAAGATCTAGCCCGTGTACAAGGATCCTGCCCATCATTAGCAGTTCTGCTCTTAAATTAAATGTTGAAACACCATTAACTCCACAACATAGATTATTGTTGAGCAGCCGTGCTTATTGTTCCCAGCCAGCCTCTAAGAGTCAGCCAGTTGAACATGAATTTCAGGCTGAAACTCGAATGTTACTGGATATTGTAGCTAAATCTCTATATTCTGAGAAAGAGGTGTTTATCCGAGAACTGATATCCAACGCATCTGATGCCATAGAAAAATTTAGATACCTCTCCATGACTGGAGAAACACTAGACCAGGCTGAAAGAGAACCAATTATTACTATATCAACAGACAAGGTCACTAAAACATTAACCATACAAGATAATGGCATCGGTATGACTCAGGAGGAGCTTATTTCAAATCTTGGAACAATTGCCAGGTCTGGATCTAAAAGTTTCATGCAGAGTGTTAAAGAATCAAAAGATATTGAAGCTAAAGACATCATTGGTCAGTTTGGTGTTGGCTTCTACTCAGCATTTATGGTCGCCGACAATATTGAAGTGTACAGCAGGTCCAGTCAGCCTGGCAGCCAGGGATTCCTCTGGCAGTCGGACGGTAGCGGAAAATATACAATCCAGGAGGTTGATGTCGCTGATATTGGTACCAAGATAATTGTACATCTGAAACCTGAAGATATGGAGTTTGCAGATGAGACACTGGTCAGAGATGTTATCAAGAAATATTCAAATTTTGTCGGTTCCGCGGTCAATCTAAACGGCGCTGTCACCAACTCTCTGAAGCCTGTCTGGCTGATGGATCCTAAGGAAGTTACAGAGGACATGCACGATGATTTCTATAGATATGTTTCTAATGCCTTTGATAAACCAAGATTCAAACTTCATTACAGAACTGACGCTCCTATGGATATCAGAGCCTTGCTGTACATCCCAGAATCAAGACCAGGGATGTTTGAGACTAGCAGAGATGCTGAGGTTGGAGTCTCATTATACTGCAGGAAGGTTCTAATCAAGAGTAGGGCGGAAAATCTGCTGCCAAAGTGGCTCCGTTTTATTAAAGGTGTTGTTGATTCCGAGGATATTCCTTTGAATTTGAGCAGAGAATTGTTGCAGGACAGCTCACTAATCCGTAAACTAAGAACCGTGCTCACCAACAGAATTCTCAGATACTTGCAAGAAAGATCTCGCAAGGAGCACAAATCCTTTATGGAATTCTACAAAGATTACAGTTTCTTCCTAAAGGAGGGCGTTGTCACTTCCACAGAGAAATTAGAGAAAGAGGAGATTGGAAAGCTTTTAAGGTTTGAATGTTCTTCCCTACCATCAGGTGAAACTCTGTCCCTTCCAGAATACTGTCATCAAATGAAGGCTGGACAAAGAGATATTTTCTATCTGTCAGCGCCTAGCAGACAACTGGCAGAAAGCAGTCCCTACTATGAGAGCTTAAGGAAAAGAAACTTGGATGTGCTGTTCTGTTATGAGTCATATGATGAACTTGTCCTGATGCAGCTACAAGAGTTTGATAAGAAGAAATTGACCAGCGTTGAGAAAGAAATGAGACAGGATAGTGACGAGATAGTAGACACTGAGGGATCCTTGCCTGTTGGGGACCAAAGCGAGCTTTCTGATTGGATGAAGTTGACTCTGGGACAAAAAGTTGCCAAGGTGCGGACAACTGGCAAGCTGGAGACCCATCCCTGCGCAGTTACTGTAGAAGAAATGGCAGCTGCCAGACATTTCATCAAGACACAGGGTCAGAATTTCTCTGAGGAACAACGGTACACAATTTTACAGCCACAGTTCGAGATCAACCCCTCCCACCCTCTCATCAAAAAGATTGTAGCGTAAGACCCTTCGAGGAGGATAATCTTAGACGAGCAAACCAAGCCCACGGACACCTAAACCCCCAATAATAATCCAATACTAAGGAAAATAAAAAACTATGGCTAATGGCAATACATCCCCGTCCCGTTTGGGACAAGTAAATGCTGCTGGTGATGCAAATGCGTTGTTCCTGAAGGTGTTCTCTGGTGAAATTCTAACTACGTTTGAAGAACAAAACGTGATGAAGGAATTACACATGGTTCGCACTATTCAGAGCGGTAAATCTGCACAGTTCCCAGCAACAGGAATCGCAACCGCAGGATACCACACAGCTGGCGAGAATATCGCTGACTCTGGAAATGGTTACCTGTCTGCAATCAAACATGCTGAGCGTGTCATCTCGATTGATGATGTCCTCATCTCGTCTACATTCATCGCCAACATTGATGAATTGAAGAACCACTACGACGTTCGTAGCATCTACGCTAAGGAGCTTGGTAAAGCCCTTGCTAAACGCTTCGACGTAGCCACAATGAAGACCCTTGCTGGTGCAGCTCGCTCCTCGGCAACTGTCTCTGGTGGTGAAGCTGGTTCGCAACTCACTGGTCTATTCGCTGGTGCTAATGCTACTGCTGCTGAGCTTATTGATGCCCTCTATGGTATCGCTGAGACTCTCGACGGTAAAGACGTGACTGATGAAGGTCGCTTCGCTATCCTCAGCCCTGCTGATTACTACACCCTCATCACTGCGGACAACAGCGCGATTTCTCTCGCTGCTAACCGTGACGTTGGTGGTGTTGGTAACATCGCAACTGGTACTATTGCTCAAGTTGCTGGCATCAAGCTAGTCAAGAGCAACCACCTCAGCACTATCGCTGTTGACAGCTCTTCCGACACTTCTGGTGACGGTAGCTCTGCTGTCAAGAATGACGTGTTCGGTGCTAATGGTGCTGGCTATAACGGTGACCTATCTGCTACTCGTATCCTCGCTGGTACTAAGGAAGCTATTGGTACTGTTAAGCTTCTCGACCTCGCTACAGAGTCCGAGTACCAAATCGAACGCCAAGGTACATTGTTCGTT